ATATCTCCATGGATACGGTTCAGTAAATGTACCATCATTAGATGGATAAGTTACCTTAACTCTTTCAAAGATATAGGTTAATATTCTAAAATATTCATCTGTATATCTTATAAAGAATTCACGGCGCATGATGTAAGGCGATTCAAAGTGTATGATATTACTATTAGTGAACCATGTTAAGTGTTCACGATATGATGGGTACAACTTATCAATAGCTTCTTTAAACAAATCCCAATAATATTTAGGTTGTGATTGTAAATATTGTTGTTCAACAGTACAAGGAATAATAACAGAATTATTAGTTATAACATCAGAATGTTTCAAATAATTCAAAGCTATTTGTTCTTGTTCTGGTGTACCAAATTTATCAGCATTTTCTTGTGTAGCTGGTATAATCATTTTACCAACAATGTTTTCGTCAGTCAATGAAAGATAACGCCGATATGATGTACATCCAATATAATCAACTTCTGGTGTGTTCTTTAATAACCAATACTCACTTGCAAGAACACCCATTGCTCGAAGAAATTCATCTTCAGTTATTCCGGAACTTGAATAATAATGTTTCAAATCATTTATAGTATTTTGGCCAGAATTAACATTTAAAAAATTACCATTATCTTCTGGAGGTTTATACATAAATGGTTCTTTACCTCCAGCATAAGAAGGTTTTAACCAAGTAGATTTATGATTGAATGGGAAAGATTTGTGGAAATGCGATAGCATTAAAATTTGTGAAGTCATAATATAATTCCAAATGAGGGTTGAAGCCCTCAAAGTTTAAGTAAAATCCATTGCCATGGCCATAGATTTGGTGCAGCAAATCAATAATCGTTTATTTTTTTACCAATATTGTATTTTGCTATCAAGTCCCATTCATCTTTTTCTTTAAAAGAAATAATCTTTATTTGATGTAATGGTGCTATGTTGTCAGTAAGAATATTTGAATTAATAATCTTAACTAGACCCCATTCTTCCAACAAAACTGCAATTGCGTTTCGTCTTTGTATATCATTCTCAGATATGTTAGATGGCTTACCATCCAATGCAAATAGTTCTTTAAAATGTACAATGTAATATTTGCCCTGCTTGTGCAATATGTGGCAAGATTGGTATAAAACTTTTTCTTTACGAGAAGATACACCAATTCGTGTAAGTGTTTCCCGAACCTTTAAAAAATCATCCTGTTCGGTGAGTATAATCTCAACGAACTTTGATAAATCAACCATATCATTTCCTTAATCCACCGGTGTCGGTTTGTTCTTTTAGTTTTTGGATTTGTTCTTTACTCAGAATCCGTAACGCTTCATTGGCTTTAGAATTTGAATAGTTGAAGATTTGCTTAACACATTCTATATCTTCACTCTGTTCAGATTTCTTAGCCCACTTAGCAAATGGTCTCTTTTGAGACCTGACGGTATTTAGTAAAAAGTCATTCTGTAACTTCTTATCAAGGAAATGTCTACGATTCATCTCATTCGCATACAAGATACAATCTTTATGTTGAGAAAGACCACGGTTGATTAGAAAAGGTTCATACCCTTTCTCTGTGATATCATCAACGATTAATTGTTTCTTGTTCTGAAGAATTGCATTCAGATAGTCAAATGGGTTCATAACACCATCCGAATCAGGCCAACGGAATCAATAGTTACTAATAGCATGTAGTTAGCAAGCATCCCAAATGATTTCCTAGTAAAAGCAGCCCAAGCATAGAGACTACAACCGAGGATCCATATAGGGTAAAGAGTAAGTAGGGGCGGATTGGGGACTGTGAGAGCCATGGTAGTTGCACACCCAATACTAATGCACCAAGCAAGCAGCTCAATGCCAAAACGAAAACGATTAGAATTCCAGTCATCTTTAATCCATTCTACAGTAGGTTTGAATAAGTCTATAATCATGTAAACTCACATTCTACCATAATCTCTGTCAAACAAGCAACAGTATTAATTTCATGGTCAGCAACAAATGCAGCCTTGTATTGGTAGTCAGCAAGAATTAAAACAGCTTGAGGAATAGATTGAGGTTTCATTACTTCATATAATGAGTTATAGATTTTACGATAGAAGGTCGTTGAATCAATTTCGTGTGTTGCAACCCATTTACGAATTGAACTAAAATCTTTTGACTTAACAAATTTTATAATCTCATCAATTGATACATCACCGATCTGTGCAAGAATGCCAGTATCGATTTTACCAAACTGAGAATATCTTTGTAACTCATTAATGATTCTGCGAAAATCAGGAAAGTGTTTCTTGATTAATTCAGCAATAACCTTGTCATCATACTCAATCGATTCACTTTGCAGAACTGTCTTGATTCGTTTAAAGAATGCAGCCGCCATCTTGGCGTTCTCACCATTCTTTAGATTGAATTCAATTACAGCACAACGTGAATGCAATGGTTCGATGATACGATTCTTGTAATTACAAGTAAAGATGAATGAACAGTTGCCTGCAAATTCTTCAATCGCATTACGCAAAGCAGGTTGCGTAGAATTTGGGTTTAGATAATCAGCTTCATCAATGATGATGACCTTTCGGCCACCACTAAAACTCATTGACGATGCATAACCCTTAATTTTATTTCGGAAAGTATCAATGCCTGATTCATCAGAACCATTGATTACGATGTAATCGCAACCGATTTCGTTGCATAGTGCTTTCGCTACAGTAGTCTTGCCAACCCCTGCCCCACCAGCCAGAAGAAGATTTGGAATCTGTTTTTGATTCACATACTCCTGAAATGGTTTCTTTAGACGTTCGGGAAGAATACACTCCTCGATTGTCTTTGGGCGATACTTTTCTGTCCACAGTAAATGTTCCATTGGAACCTCTCATAATATAAATCATACACAAGTTAGTCACGTTCATTAAAACGTGCAACCACATCCAAGTAATTGTCAGTCACATTATACACAACTCCAGTGGCAGTGTAAATAGAAGTTACGGGAATAATTTCAGTAATATTATCTTCAGTATCTTTGTAAGTAATAACACTTTCAAATACGTTCACAACATGGCGAGAATTAATCGCAAGTGATTGTGAAGCATTACCTTCAAGTGCATTAGTAAAATACTTTAACATCATTCAGCCTTTTCGAATTTACTACCTGGTTCAGTAGTCACCCAATACTTGATTGGATTCTTTTGATTAGTGAATTGAGAAATGCCTTTGGATGAAATTTTTACATCGTAACTACCGGACATTAATTTACTGATTACTTCAGTTTTGAAAATCATTCTAAACTTATCACCAGTACCAGTCACAGGCAATTCAAGTGAGTCGGTGTGTGCTGAATCATTTTGCAAGTCAAGTGTAACGATGTTGATTTTTGTACCATCAGATTCGATTGCAATTTGTGGTGAAGATAGTACAGAAGCCGCACGGAGAATCCACTCAAAGTCTTCAGCAGAAAGAGAGAAAGATACTTCTGGATCAGGCATTGTTAATGCTTTTTCTGGAGGAGTATTAATCAAATTGCCTGCACAGAATCGATACAGAATCTTAGAACGGCCGCCATTGCCTACGATAACGACATTGTTATCAGAGAATTCAAACGATGGATCATCTTTGTGTAAGGATACCACAGAAAGAAAGTTGTTCAAATCATAAACACCAAACTCAGTTGGAATTTCTTCATTGATAGTTGCCTCTGCGAGAATGTTCTTCAGAGAAGAAACAGTCTTTAGAGTTTTGCCTTGTTTAAATAAAAGGCCTTGATTGATAGAACCAAAGTTCTTCAAAACGGAGAGTGTGTCATTCGATAATTTCATAATTTAGTTTCCTTAGTCAAATCGTGATTATGTAGAGCCATAATGCTATAGTGTAACACTTTTAGCAAATCTTTGCGGTTATAACCGTCTTTTTTCCCATATCTTTGGGAATACTTCATAATGTTACCAATACAAAATCCTTCACCATGTCCTGAGTCCATGATAAATTCAGTTGCTTGGAACTTATTCTGTGAGTAGTGTTCGCCGTAGGTATCATCAATGTACTTTTTGAGCTCATTGATGAT